ACGCCTGAGCCTCAGTTATTGATGCTCCAGTTTCAACGCTTCCAGTAGTTGCAGAATTGTTACTGATGTTAATTTTTGAAGTGCCTGTATAACTAAACCCAGTTGACGTAGTCATTAAAAACATTGCACTTGAACCAGTAGTTGTTACAGCGCCAGTAGTACCAAAAGCTATTACACGAGTGTTAGAGTTGCTTGAGCGGAATGACCCCGCACTTAAAATAAAATTATTTAGGTCTAATGTGCCAGAGGTAAATGTAAAAATTCTAGTAGTTCCTATTGTTGCATTACTAGCTAGTTGTAATGTACCAGCTCCAGCTTTATCCATATCAAAATCTAATAATCTTCCATTACCAGTAATAATTTGAGTGCCTGATGTTGCAGCAAACGTTTGGATATTGGAGCCTGCTGTATATGTACCACCTGTAGCTGGGTTTGTCCAGTCGCCATAAATAGTTCTTACGCTGTTTGGTAGCGTACCAGCAAATCCAGTTAAATTAAGGTTTTTATAAACAGTAGGGTTAGTAGTTTCGGTTAGTGCGTATGTTCCTGTGGTGTAGTTAAAATTTAAAGCTTGTGCTTCGGTTGGTGTTCCAGTAATAACAGCAGTAGCTGTTGCGGAGTTATTGCTGATATTGACTGTTGGAGTACCAGTATAGGTAAAATTAGTTAGAGTAGTTGCATCAAATACTGTACCTGAACCAGTAGCAGTAAGGGCACCAGTACCAAATAATATTGCACGGGTAGAGCTGCTGGTTAAACTAAGAAGTCCAGCACTTAAAATAAAATTGTTTAGATCTAATGTTCCGCCAATAAGTTGATAAGTCCTAGTTGTTCCTAATGTTAAATTGCCAGCTAGTTGTACTGTACCTGCACCGTTGTTTTGTACAAAAGGAAAATCTAATGTTCTTCCATTAGTTGTAATAATTTGTGTACTACTGGTTGAAAGAAAACCTTGACCACTACTACCAGCTGTGTATGTACCACCAGATGCTGGGCTTGTCCAATTGCCGTAGATTGTTCTTGTTGAGTTTGGAACTGTTCCTGTAAACCCCGTCCAATTAATATTTCTGTATGTAGCAACTGTACTTGTTTCAGTTAAAACATATGTACCAGTCGTATAGTTGAAGTTTAAAGCTTGTGTTGAATTTGGTGTTCCAGTAGTTACTGTTGTAGCAGTTGCGGAGTTATTGCTAATGTTAACTTGCGATGTACCTGTAAAACTAAACCCAGTTAAAGTGGTTCCATCAAAAACCGTGCCAGAACCAGTTGCGGTAAGAGCACCAGTAGAGCCAAAAGCTAAAACACGAGTAGTACTACTTGATATACTAAGAAGTCCAGCACTTAAAATAAAATTGTTTAGATCTAATGTGCCAGCAGTAAACGTAAAAGTTCTAGTTGTTCCTATTGTTAAATTGCTGGGTAGTTGAAGTGTTCCAGCTCCAGCTTTAGATATTGGAAAATCTAATGTTACTGCGTTAGACGTTATTGTTTGGATGCCTGAGGTTGCACCAAAAGTTGTAATGTTTGCACCTGCAGTGTATGTGATGCCTGATGCTGGGCTTGTCCAATTGCCATAAATGGTTCTTGTTTGGTTTGAAACTGTACCCGCAAACCCAGTAAAATTGACATTTTTATAACTAGCGCTAGCATCAGTTAATGTATAAGTACCAGTCGTATAGTTAAAGTTTAATGATGTATTTTGGGTTAAAACGCCAGTGATTACTGTTGTAGCAGTTGCAGAATTATTGCTAATGTTAACTGTTGGCGTACCTGTGTAACTAAAACTACCTGTATTAGTCATATCAAACACAGTTCCTGAACCTGTAACTGTTACTGCACCAGTTGTACCAAAAGCTAGTACACGAGTAGCTCCACTGCTTGATGTAAATGAAGGAGGGCTTAAAATAAAATTGTTTAAGTCTAGCGTACCTCTACTATATGTTACAGCGCCTGTTGTTGTTAAAGAGCCGCCTAATGTATATGTTGGTGTGCCGGTAACTCCAAATAATATTGGGGCCGATAATGTAACCCCGTTGGTTGTAATGGTTCCTGTACCATTAAAGGATAATAAACCAGTAGCCGACCACACGGTTGTAGAAGATAAAGTAAAACTACCGGCAATAGTCGGGGTTCCCGTACTACTAAACGTGAACGAAGATCCCGTGGTAGTAATTGATTTTGCCTGTAATGCACCAGTTAAAGTAATTGTTCCAGAACCAGAACTAGTGTCAAAAAATACATCATCACCAAGCGCCGGAACAAAAGCACCGCTAGCACCTCCAGAAGTAAGCGACCAGTTAGTTGTAGATGTAGTATTCCATGTCCCGGTACCTCCAACCCAAAACCTACCGGCACTAAAAGTCCAACCCGTGTTATTACCTAAGTTACTAGCATTTGTAGCTGTAAATGTTGCACCACCTGTAGCATTACTGTCTTGAATCTTTGCATAGCCAATATTTACAGTTCCGCTAGCTACGCTTAGTGTTGCTTGTGTTCCAGCAGTTGAAGAGTTTAGGGTTACATAGTTTGTAGTAGTATTAGTTCCAGAAACTGACCAAGTGGCTATAGTGGTGGTTGTGCTTGCGGGCAGTGTTATGGTGTATATGCCGGTTCTTGAACTAGCCAATGTATTGAATGTGTTGGCGCCAGTAATTGTAAGCGCACCTGTTCCAGCAACCCCAGTTAAAGATAGGTTGTTGTATGTAAGACCACCACCAGCAAAAGTTAATGCACCGCTTGTAGCATTTGAAAGGGCTATAGTACTTGTACCAGCGCTAAGCGTTGTAGGAGCAGACCAAACAGCTCCAGTTGACGCCGCAGTCCATGTATTGCTTCCCATATTTATGGTACTACCAGTTAAAACAAATGATCCTGCCGTAACATCAAATCCTGGGGTGAATGTACCAGCAGAAACTGTAAGCGCTCTAGTTGCTCCCAGTATTAATGCAGCAGCCAATATTAAAGTACTTGCTGCATTTTTTGTAACCGGAAAATCTAATGTTACGCTATTTCCAGTAATGGTTTGTGTGCCACTAGTTGCCGCAAAGGTTTGAACATTAGTTCCCGCAGTAAAAGTATTGCTACCTGAGTTTGTCCAATCACCATAAATGGTTCTAGCAATGTTAGGGACGGCAGTACCAAAGCCTGTCCAGTTAAGACTTTTGTAAATAGCATTAGTTTCTGTTAATGTATACGTACCAGTTGTATAGTTAAAACTTAAAGATTGGGCTTCAGTTACTGGGCCAGTAATAACAGTTGTAGCGGTTGCAGAATTGTTACTAATATTGATTGCTGATGTCCCAGTAGTGCTAAAGTTAGTTGGGTCAGTCATGTCAAATACCGTACCAGAACCAGTTGCGGTAAGAGCACCAGTTGTACCAAATGCTATTACACGAGGACTAGCATTATTTGAAGTAAATATTCCAGTACTTAATGTAAAATTATTTAAATCCAGTGCGCCCAATGAAAGTACAAATATTCTAGTTATTCCTAGTGTTAAATTTCCAGCTAATTGTAATGTGCCACCGCCAACTTTTGCAATTGCGAAATCTAAAGTTCTTCCATTGCTGGTAATTGTTTGAGTGCCAGAAGTTGCAGCAAAAACCGTTTGATTTGTACCTCCTGTATATGTACCGCCCGTAGCTGGATTCGTCCAATTACCATAAATATTTCTTGCGCTATTTGGGAAAGTCCCAGCAAATCCAGTTAAGTTAAGGTTTTTATAGATAGCATTAGTTTCTGTTAGTGTATAAGTACCAGTAGTGTAGTTAAAATTTAGAGCTTGAGCTTCAGTTGCTGCTCCAGTATTCACAGTAGTAGCAGTAGCTGAATTATTACTTATATTAACTTGTGATGTGCCAGTAAAACTAAACCCAGTTACGGTGGCCATGTTAAATACAGTGCCAGAACCAGTAGTTGTTATAGCACCAGTTGTGCCAAAAGCTATTACACGAGTATTAGAGTTACTTGAAGAGAATAATCCTGTGCTTAATGTAAATGTGCTTAAAGCTAAAGTACCAGCAGTAAGTGTTGTTGTTGCTGTTGTAGAAAGGGTTAAGTTGCTTCCCAATGTAACTGTCTGAGATGCACCGTTAAAGGTTACGGGGGCTGATAATGTAACTGCATTTGTTGTAATAGTTCCTGTTCCGGTAAAGGTAATTAAACCAGTAGCCGACCACACGGTTGTAGAGGATAGAGTCATTCCTCCCGCAATAGTCGGGGTTCCCGTACTACTAAAAGTAAATGAAGATCCCGTGGTGTCAATTGATTTGGCATTTAATGAGCCTGTTAAAGTAACAGTACCAGATCCAGAGTTAGCGTCAAATAGTACTGGATCTGTATCTGTTGGTACAAAAGCACCAGAGGCACCTCCAGAAGTAAACGACCAGTTTGCTGTTGCTGTAGTAGTCCACGAACCCGTACCACCGACCCAATAGAGCCCCTGATATGCGCCTCCTCCAGCAAATGTCCATCCTGTAACACTACCTAGATTAACTGCTTTAGAAGCATTAAATGTTGCTCCACCTGTAGCAGTACTAAAATTTATTTTTGCGTAACCTATGTCTACAGTGCCACTAGCTTCTCTTAAAGTTGCTGCTGTAGAGCCGTTAGAAGAAGTTAGTGTTATAAAGTTTGTAGAGGCACTTGTACCTGTAATCCCCCAGTTAGCTACAGTAGTTGTTGTGCTTGCTGGTAATCTTACAGCATAATTACTAGTTCTTGTGCTAGATAATGTATTAAATGTATTAGCGCCAGCAATATAAAATTGAGTAATCGCTGCTCCACCAGCTAGCACGAAGTTATAATATGTAGCGCCACCACCAGAAAAAGTATTTTGAGTTGTTGAGTCGGTAAAAGTTATAGTACTTGTACCAGCGTTAATAGTTGCGCTAGTACGACTCCAAGGCGTTCCCGTTCCACTAGCAGTAAAGGTATTACTGCCCATGTTTATGGTACCACCGGTTAAGCTATACAAACCTGCGCTAATATCAAACCCTGGAGTAAATGTACCAGCAGAAACTGTAAATGTTCTTGTCGCTCCTATTGTTAATGCGCTTCCTAATGCTAGTGTTCCACCAGTGCCATTTTGTGTGATTGGGAAATCAAGCGTTACCGCATTAGATGTTATTGTTTGCGTGCCTGAAGTTGCAGCAAATGTCTGAGCATTAGCTCCTGCAGTAAATGTATTACCGGCTCCGTTTGTCCAACTGCCGTAAATGGTTCTTGCAGTATTTGGAATCGCAGCACCAAATCCAGTCCAATTAATATTTTTATAAACAGCACCAGTTTCAGTTAATGTATAAGTGCCAGTGGTAAAGTTAAAATTTAGCGCTTGAGCTTCTGTAGGTGCAGTTGGAGATCCAGTAATAACCGTTGTAGCAGTTGCAGAGTTATTACTAATATTAATTGTTGAAGTGCCCGTATAGCTAAAAGCTCCTACAGTAGTCATGTCAAATACAGTACCTGAACCAGTACAAGTTATAGCGCCAGTTGAACCAAAAGCTATTGAACGAGCTAAACTTCCTCCTGGAATAAATAGTCCAGTACTTAATGTAAAATTATTTAAATCTAATGTGCCAGCGTTAATGTAAAATGGTCTAGTTGTTCCCAATGTCAGTGCCGCAGATAATTGGAATGTTCCAGCTTGCTCTTTACTTATTGGAAAATCTAACGTTCTTCCGTTGGTAGTTATGGTTTGTGTACCGCTAGTTGCAGCAAAAACTTGATTTGTAGCGCCACCCGTATAAGTTCCACCACTAGATGGATTTGTCCAGTTGCCGTAGATTGTTCTAGCACTATTTGGAAAAGTACCAGCAAAGCCTGTTAAGTTAATATTTTTATAAACAGCGGCGGTATCGGTTAGGGTATATGTGCCTGTTGTGTAATTAAAGTTTAGTGCCTGGGCTTCAGTAGGTGTTCCCGTAATAATTGTTGTAGCAGTTGCGGAGTTGTTACTAATGTTAATTGTTGAGGTACCGGTATAACTAAAGTTAGTCACAGTAGTCATGTTAAATGCTGTGCCAGAGCCTGTAACCGTTATAGCGCCTGTACCAAAGGCTAGTACACGAGTATTAGAATTACTTGAAGCAAATAATCCTGTACTTAATGTAAAATTACTCAAAGCAAGCGTACCAGCAGTAAATGTAGTAGTCTGTGTTGTGGCGACAGTTAAATTACCGCCTAACGTGAAAGTTTGACTTACACCGTTAAATGTTACTGGGGCTGATAATGTAACACCGTTGGTTGTAATGGTACCTGTTGTGTTAAAAGTAATTTGGCCTGTTGCTGACCATACTGTAGTAGAAGATAAAGTAAAACTACCAGCAATGAGTATGGTTCCTGTACTGCTAAATGTAAAGGATGAGCCCGTTGTGTCAATTGATTTTGCATTTAAAGCGCCAGTTAACGTAATTGTTCCTGAACCAGAAGACCCATTAAAAAACACATCATCGGCAGTTGTTGGTACAGAAGCACCAGATGCGCCTCCAGAACTGGCAGACCAATTAGCTGTACTAACGGTAGTCCATGAACCTGTCCCGCCAACCCAATAACGATTTGCCATTAGCTATCTACAGTGGGGTTAGGGTCTGTAACTTCTGTAGCTTGTTCAGCTTCTGAAGTATCTGTAGCATCAGTATTTTCTGTAATGCTTGAATGAGTAACTACAGGAGGAATAAAAGTCGTTCCGTCCCAAGTGTAACCAATATCGCAGAAAGGAATAAGCACCAACGTGCAACCCTCAGGAGGCACATCGGTTGTCTCGGCAACAATAATATTTACTACTAAGCCGTTAGAGTCTACTACCGCACAATTGGACATTCAAAACCCCCATAGAGATTAAGAAGTTGCAGTTGTGGAATAAGTAACGTTCAGTTGGTCTGTTGATGCAACGACTTTATTACCACCAGTAAAGCTACCAGCAGAATACAAAGTGCCTGTAGTGTTATCAATAGCAGAAGTGCCGTTAATGTTAATAAAGCAGCCAGCAACAGTACCAGAACCAGTAAATGTAAATGTCACAGGAGCTGCTACAGTCTTAGTGGTAATGTTGGATGGAGAAACACCTGCAGAAGTTGCCGCTGCAAATGTAGGAGTCTTACGAGTACCAGAATATGTAGGAGCATTAGTAGCGCCAGACTCTAACCAACCGCTGTGTGATGCCTGTGTATCGGCTGCAGAATATGTCGGTGTAGAAGCACCAGACACTAGACCCATAACAACAGTTGCTGTAAAGGAGCTACCAGCCAAAATAGTATCAAGCATTAGTGCTTTACCAACACCCATAACTAGGTTATCAATGCTGTCTTCCCATTTAAGGTTGCCATCTTTATCGTAACAAGTAGCTACGAAACGGCCTTCCATTCCAACCATTTCATTAAAGTCGGTTTGCTTAACTAAAGCTGCGTTGCTGTAGTCACCAGTGCTTGTTGATTCGTTATACATAAAAACTCCTTAGTTCGTAAATCTAATAATGGCGTCTGATGCAGTGTTCGCCGGAAAAGTAATTGTAAAGCTTGTTGTAGCTGTTTTATCAGCCCCAAAATCTAAGACCGCAACTGCTGCATTTGTAGTGCTATTATAGATTAAAGCACCCCTAGTAGTAAAGTTTGCTGGATTCCAGGTTGCATTATTAAAGGATAAGTATGCTGTTTGCCCGCTAGTTGATGGGCCTATTGGGGTTAAAATTACACCCCCAGCGGTGTACCCAGTACCCGTAATTTCGTTCACAGTTGTATAGGTAAGGGTGTCATAGCCTAAATTGGCAAGAGCCGTATACAGGGCTATTTTATAAACGTAGGGAGTCCCAGTAGCAAAGTTCTCTAAACCGCTTAAACAGTTCTTTTCAAAAACCGTACATTGTCCTTGTTGAATAGTCATTAGGATCTAGCTCCACCGCTAACGTCTATCTTCAATTGACCATCTCTGTAGAAGTCGCCACGCTCTAAACCGTCTGCTAAGCGTCTTAATTCAACCATAGCCTCTTGATATCTAGCGTCATAATAACTAACCATGTCGGGCTCAGACTTCATAAATATCATGGCCTCACGCATTGATCCGTAGAACAACGCTGGGTCATAGTTATCACCTAACCATGAGAGTCCTTGGGGATTATTTATAGTTGCTACTGGAATAGTAAATCCAGTACCTGCTCCTAGAGCACCTAAATCTGCTGCATTTGCACTTAAAATATCCCCTGCAACATAAAAACTACCACCATTTCTCAGGCTTACTGAGGTTACAGTATTTCCAGAAACAACGATATCTGCCGTAGCACTGCTACCAGAACCGCCTGTTAGGGATATGTTTTTGTACACGCCATTAGTGTAGTTAGAGCCGCCGACCAAGCTTAAGCTATTAAATGTAAGGATATTACCTTGAACAATTGAAGGTGGATAGTAAAAATAGTTTAACTCCATAGCATAGCCAGTATCTGGAGTAGGCGCTAAAAATAAAGTCAAAGCGTTTGTATTGTTAGTTTGTGATCCAAATAAAGAATAATACTTAGGTAAACTTATAGCAGCGCTTGGGTTTGGATACGCCTCGCGGATAAAGTTTACATCCTTATTAATTAAATAATAGTAGGTGCCAGTATTATCTATTACGCTAAGAGAATAGGACGCTAAAAAATCATCTGGACAAGCTAAATAAGGGTTGTTTGCCGTAAGGTTTCCAGACTGGCTTTTACGCAGTGACGGCAAGTTTACCGAATTGTATATACGTGTTTCAGCCTCTTCAACAAAGCGAGGAATATTAGCTACAAATAACTGCTCAGTATTTTCCGCGTAATCTTGAATCGCTTGGTATAGCTGTACGTAGTTCATTAGGGTTAACCCTTAAGCCATTGGGCCACGAGATGTAAAGCCTTTAGTAGCTGCGCCAGATCCACGTTGTTTCATTTCACCATTTTTATTAATCTGTGTTGAAGCAGGATTTCCTCCGCTTACACGGCGAGCTGGCATACCACCAGGGGTAGACTCAACTGCACTCATGGAATTTGGATCAGTTTTATAACTGATAGATTCGTTAGATTTCATAGCTTTTCCATCCATAGTATGTGGTTTAGCATAGACTTTGGCATCGCCAACTTCTTTGCCCATTACTTTTTTGCTAAATTTAGCCATGATTATCTACCTCGTCCAGCAGTTTTTTGGTTCATTGCGCGAGCCATATTGCGGCCTACTTGCTTCATCTTCATAGATGTTACGCCAGCAGAACCTTTGCCACCGTTTTCTGTTTTAGCTGTTGGGCCTGAATCGCCTAAATTCTTACCTTTAGTTTTGCCTTTGGATTCAATACCATTAGCGCCTTTTTTAAATGTCATTTTCAACTCCTTAAGTTGTCGTAATTGATACTGTACCTACTTGTCCTGCTGCAATCAAGTAATTTGGTGTTAAAAGGCTATCAAACTGACTGGCACCACCTACAGGTGCCCAACCCCACTGAATTACTCTACTGCCCTCTGCTGGATACCCATTTTCGTCTATAGAATTATTGTTTCCGCTAATAACCTGTAGCCCAGTTTGCCCTGAAGCATAGTAACTTGTATCTGGCCTTGGCTCCCGTACTGCTTGGGGGTCATTGACCGGATACATCCCTAATTGTAACTGAGGTTGATCTGGTTCCCAACATTCTGGACAAACTTTAATGCTAACCTGTTTGGTTTTAATAACCAACTTTTTAAGGTCTACTAATTTAAATCTTTGCCCACAGCGGTCACATTCCGCAATTGAGTATTTACCAGAACTATACTTTGACGGCATGACTTACCTTGAATAAAACAGGTTTCTAGGCACAAATCTTACTGGGGCTGTCTCTCGATCTTCCGTAGAAGCCAATGCAAACTGCTCCTCATAATCCGCTTTTAAATTCATCATTCTTTGTGGATCTACTCCCTGAAGCTTAACGCTCAGCATGTAAGCTAGACCTGCTACAAAACAGTTAATAAATCGGAACGGGATATCCTGAATATTTACGCCATCTCCAGCGTCTTGTAATCTACGCATTCTCCAATAAATCAAGGTGTAAGGGCCGCCACCAGAGTCGGGGGTAGGCCAGACATTTACACATGGTAAGTTTTGGATATATACAGAAGCTCCAGCAGCATGTGTTGCTGCAGTTGTACCGTTTTGACCACGCCAGCAATTTACCAATTGATTGCCACTAATGTTGGTATATCCAATGGTCTCTGAGTCAATCTTTATAAATCCTGTAGAACCTAAACCAGCTGTGCTAGTCAGTGTAATTGTTGTAGCAGTAGCTGTAATAGGAGATCCCGCTGCAACAGTGGTAGACGCAGCCCCGTTGGTCAGTGATGTTTGGCGGTTGAACCATACCTGGATTGGACGCCCAGTAGTTAATTTATTGGGAATGGTAGAGTAAGTAGACTCAGAAATACGGCTAAGATTAATATCAGTTTGATTGGCTGTACTGGCGTTGCTTGTCCGAGTTACCATGTCTAAGATATCAATAGTATCTGCAGGTACAGGGTAAACGCCCTGGTTTGTTACTAAAGGAATGGCGCACTCTTCAACAGTCCATAAGTTAATGCCACGATTAGACCACTCAATCGTCATCAAATTAATAGATCTACGGGCAGTACGAAAGTCGTACCCTGACCTTAATTCAGAACCGCAACGCTCAAAAGCTTCTTCAATAAGCTCAGTGAGGTCTAGGTTAAATGCGGTTTGTCCAGTAGTAACGGCCATTATTTTTTCAAGCCTTTTAGGGTTTCCGCCAGCCTAGCCCGCTTACCCAACTTACCGGGTTTCTTTGCAGCTGCAGCTAGTTTGCTGGCTGGAATCTTTTTACCTGCTGGAACACCCATTTCTGTGCGGAGAGCACCAGGTTTCTTAATTGCTTTTTGTATCCATTTTTCAGTCATTATTTTTTCCTTGCTGTTTTAGCAGATTTAATAAAGTCCGCTTTGCTAGGCGCACCTTTAGAACCAGGCTTACGCATCTTCTCACCAGAGCCAGCCTTGATACGCGCTTGCTTTCTATGAATATTTTCGTACAAACCAACTTTTCCGCCTTCAGCGTACTGAGTAAAG